AAAAATATTGACATTCCGACATTAACAAATTATCTCTGTTGTTGGAAGTAGTATTCCTTTTGATGTGTTATTGTCTCCTCCTAACTTGTCTCTACCTGTTCCAATATACTTTCTACATTTTTGTTTTAGCACATCGGTTGGTATAATGTGAAATAAATCTTTTATGATGATACAGTAATAGTCTGCGATAGTCTTTGATATTCCACTAGGTTTACCTCTGCTCTCATATTCTATAAATATGTTATTTGTGATGTGAGCCTTCCTGTCATATTTGACTTCAATAGTTTTTGTTTCAAATATTTCTAGTAGCTCTAGCTCTTTAGCTACTCCAATCTTTAGGTCGTATTTAAAATCTGAACAATGCTTCATGGTATAAAATTAAAATAATATATTATATTTGCAGAACAATTTAATTAAATCATATGAGCAACAATCAGATGGGGTTTACACCCAAGCATCTCAACTTCGGTGAGGATGGACAGCAGAAACTTATCAGTGGCATCAACAAGATATCTAATGCGGTAAAGAGCACCTTAGGTCCAAGTGGAAATACGGTATTGATTGAGTCACCAAACCATACCCATGGGATTACGGTTACTAAGGATGGTGTAACTGTAGCGAAGGCTGTTGACCTCCTTGACCCGGTGGAGAACTTGGCGGTCCGTATGATGAAGGAGGCTGCGGACAGGACCGCATCAACTGCGGGTGATGGGACCACCACGTCAATAGTCTTGACAGAGGCTTTAGTGGAGCATGGTCTTGAGTACCTGACGGAGGGAGTGAACAGGACGGAGGTGTTACGTGAGATGGTTACTCTTACTGATGAGGTTGTGGAGAAGCTAAAGAAGATGTCTAAGAAGGTCACTAAGAAAAGATTATTGGACGTTGCTACTATCTCTGCGAACAACGATAAGGTTATAGGAAAGATTATTGCTGACGTACATGATGAGGTTGGAGAGAGTGGGATAGTGACGGTGGAGAAGTCACAGAGTTCGAAAACATATTATGAGACGACAAACGGGATAAAGGTTGACAGGGGGTATACCTCACCTCTGTTCATAACAAACCACAAGCGTGACGAGTGTGTCATGGAGGACGTGTATGTTTTGGTGTCAGACGCTGAGGTGTCAAACATCCTACAGATTGAGAATATATTGAAACCAATCATACAGGAGAACAAGAAATTATTAATCATTGCACCGTGCAGTACGAATGTTGTAAACACATTGGCGGCTAATGTAATGAAAAGCAATCTAGGGATATGTAATATTATACCACCGCAGTTTGGCTACAGGCAGCATGAGCTGATGCAGGATATAGCGTTGAGTGTTGGTGCTACATACTTCTCTGAGAAGACAGGGGATGACCTCAGCATAATCAGTGCTGATGACTTGGGTCACTGCTCCAAGGTGATAGTTGGACGTGACTCAACGGTTATCCTCAAGGATGATGAGGAGTCAAACGCTGAGGCGATTGAGCAGAGGGTTGCTGAGCTGTGGGAGCAGAAGGAGATACTTGAGAACCCTGAGGAGAAGGACTTCGTGCTATCAAGGATAGCGTCACTTACGGGAGGCATCGGTGTTGTGTATGTCGGTGGGAACACTGACTTGGAACAGAAGGAGCTTTACGACAGGGTTGACGATGCTGTATGTGCAGTACGGTCAGCATTGGTAGAGGGTATCCTTCCCGGTGCGGGCATAGCATTACACAATGTGTCTATAGATATTCGAACCAAGGATGAGAAGAATGGTGCTAAAAAAATTGCTCACGCAATTTTAGAGTATGCCTTAACGGCTCCGATATGTCAGATACTTGAGAATGGGGGGTTGAAGTATGATGAGGTGTATGAGGGTAAGTGTGATGAGAAGATAGTTGAGGGCTACAATGTCAAGACCCGTGAGTACGGTGACGTATTCAAGATGGGAATCATTGACCCGGTTAAGGTTACAAGGAGTGCGTTACAGAACGCAGTGAGTGTAGCTGTGACAATATTGTCAACCAACGCAATAATAACAATGGCTAGAACCTATGAGGCAGCAGATTAAAAATACAGACCTAGGGATTGAATATATAGAGATGCTTTTGATAAAGGCACTAGTGAAGAAATACCCTAACGATACAGACCTAGGGCAAGAGATTCGTAGATTATATACTAACGATACAGACCTAGGGAGAGTGATACGTGAATTATATAGACCAAAAGAGAAATGCAATTCCTTCTACACCTATGACGATATGAACATGGGAGAAGAAAGATGGTGTGCCACCTGTGGTCAGCCTGAATCAAAACATTAAAGAATATTAAAAAAAAACATTTTCATAATGACACCGATAGGAAAGAACATAGTCATCAAGACGATAGACGAAGAGATTAAGACCACATCAGGTCTGTTGCTATCTGCAGAGGATGCAAGCGGCTTCAGATACAAGAAGGGTCAGGTTGTAAAGCCGGGCACTGAGGTTGAGGTTATTAGTGAGGGTGACATGATATACTACGACAAGAGGTCAGGATACACCATGCTCATCAATGAGGAGCCGTACACAATCATTTCTGAGAGGGATGTCGTTGTTGTCTTATAGCAGCATTCATCTCTTTGATAAAGTTCCTATAGACCTTGTCATTATACTTGACATTCTTTGCGAACATCTTGTTTGATGATGGTGAGGTGGGAATCTCTTCACCCTCAAGCTTCTTGTATATTGAGGTAAGCATACGCTGAGCCTTGTATGAGAGTTGGTATAGTGCCTTCCTTTCCCTGAGTCTTTTTCTGAACACCTCAATCCATCCATCTTGACGTAGCTTCTCGAAGCGGTTCTTGTTCCAACTCACAAGCTCATCAAACTCCATAAACTTATCCCTATCAAAGTAATCCTCACTCTTTAGGAACAGAAGCATATCAAGGTCTTCCTGTGTTAGACCATACTTTGACTTGATGAAATATCGGATGACCCTCCAATACTTTAAATAATCCTTATCCATAATTTTATTAAATTTGTAACAAATATAAATAATCTATGGCAACTAAGGGTAGGGCTAAAAGTAAAGGTAACAAGATATGTCCCGCGGGGATAGCTTGGGCGAAGAGAACCTTCGACAAGTATCCTAGTGCATATGCTAATATGGCTGCAAGTAAATACTGCAAGGACCCCAACTACGCCAAGAAAGCAAAAAAATAATTATGCCAACAGTAAAGTACAAGTGTGGAGACACAGGAAAGGTGAAGACAAAAACATTCCCATACAATGCGGTGGGTAAAGCTCAGGCGGGTGAGTTCGCTAAGAACATGAAAGGCTCAATGAAGAACAACCCCGGGTATGGTATGGAGAAAAAGACAAAGTCAAGCGGATACTAATGGGAGACCTTCAGAAGTGGGTAGATGAGAAGTGGGTCCGTATTGGAAGAGACGGCTCCATCAAGGGGGCTTGCGGTACAAGCAAGAACAAGAAGAACCCTGATAGATGTCTGCCATACAAGAAGGCGATGTCCATGACAAAAGCTGAACGAGCAGAGACAGCTCTTAAGAAGAAAGAAGAGGGCGGAAAAGGAAAACAATTCGTTGCCAATACTAAAGCGGGTAGGGTGACAAAGAAATACACAAAGAGATAATGGCGACTAAGGGCAAGATGAAATGCAACAAGGTTGTTGCATCAGACAGGGCAGGTAAGAAGAAGATGGTGAAAGCCTGTGAGGGTGGCAAGGAGAAGTTAATTCACTTTGGTGCTAAGGGCTATGGTCACAACTATTCACCTGCAGCTCGCAAGTCATTCAAAGCACGCCACAAGTGTGACACCGCCAAGTCAAAACTTACCGCAAGATATTGGGCGTGTAAAAGTTTATGGGCGGGTAAAGGTGGTAGCACGAAGTCATCACCAAAAAATCGTAAAGGAAAATATTAGTATATTTGTAAAAAAAATTAACTATGGCACAAAGAAGTAAAAGAGACCTTGCTACTCCATTAGCAAAGAGTGGGGATTTTGACCCTGCAGACTATAACAAAGACGGTGTAGTAACTGCTAAAGAGCAAAAAAGATATAACAAAGTTCAAAAACTCAAGGCAGGAGGAGCAGCAAAAGTGAAGAAAATAAAAGATAAATCAAATATATCCAAGGAAGAAAAAGCAAAAAATCGAAAAGAAACCGGTGTAAAAATTTTAGGTGCTGCTGTAACGGGATTAAATCTTGCAAACGAGGTTAAAAAAATAGTTAAGAATTAAAGAATGGGTAAAGCTTTAGTTTGGTTAGGAAATAAAATCATCGCATTTGGATTGTGGTGTAAGAGAACTTGGAATAAGTTCCTTAGTAAATTAATGTTTAAAATATAAATAAAACAAGTTATGTCAAAAATGCAAACAAAAAAAAATGGTCCGGGAGATAAAGTCCACACCGTCATCGACAAGAATTGCACTCTAAAACAAATTAAAAACAATAAGGTGTTGAGAACAATGCAATTAGATAAAGCAGAGTGTGCGAGGCAGAGAAAGAATCTTAAAACGAAAATGAAGCCTGAAACATCTTCTTCATCTGCTACTCAAACATATAAAACGGGTACAGCAAAGCCTGCACAATTGAGTAAAAAACAAATCGCAGTGGCTCGTCAAAACTATATAAAATCAAACGACAAGAAGGCTTACTTGCAATCTCTTCCCAAAATTGCTAAAGATGCGTTAAAAGAGCAAGGAATAAAATAAAACTTTTTGCACAGATTCGAGGACATAAGAAAAAAGTTCAACGCTATGAAAGAGACCCCTCAAAAAAGCAGGGGTCTTGGCGATAGCATTGAGAAGTTCACCAAGGCTATAGGCATCAAGTCAGTCGTTGATAAGATATCTAAAGCCACAGGAACGGATTGCGGATGCAATGATAGACGTGATACCTTAAACCGTAAATTCCCTTTTCAATAATGCCAATGCAAATATCCATATCAAATGCCATAGGAGGCGGAGGTGGTAACCTCGGCTCAGGCGGAGGCTCGTCCTTTGCATCAACTAATTCATTTACCTTTGATGGGAATAGTGACTATGTAGGTTGTGGAGATGTATTAAATCTTGATATTACAGATACATTTTCTTTTTCACAATGGGTAAAATTTAATTCTTTAGGAACTGATGAGATGATTATATCCAAATGGAGTTCTGCAAGTAGTTTTAAGGGTTATGTAATTTACAAAAATTCATCAGATAAAATAGTTGTATTTTTACGTGAAAGTAATATAAAATTCAATTTATTTGTAAGTACTAATACTTTAAGTAGTGGAGTATGGTACAATATAACCCTTACCTACGATGGTAGTCGTTTAAATAGTGGAATTAATTTATACTTTGATGGTGTACCTCAAGCAGGTGCGAGAAGTGGAAACTTTTATACAGGTTCAATGATAACAACACTACCCTTTAATATAGGTGCGAGAAACAATGGAGAACTTCCTTTAAATGGATTTATTGACGAGGTTTCGGTTTTTAATTCAGAACTATCAGGTGGATTTGCAGGAAGTGATGTAACTGCTATTTATAATAATGGTGTTCCTAATGACCTCAGCTCATTTAATCCTATATCATGGTGGCGAATGGGAGAGGCTGCTACATATGCAGGAGGAGCATGGACATTAACTGACCAAGGTAGCGGAGGTAATGACGGTACGTCAGACACTTTACCACCCGAAGCATTATCTACTGACGTACCAACATAAAAATTATTATCTTTGTAAAAAAAGATATAATGTCACACATATACCCACAAGATTTTAAGTACGGAGTAATCAACACTGTTGACTTGGCTAACGTAGACTTTGATGAAACAATATACCCCACAAGTCCTACATCATTAAGATACTCACTTGACGGCTCACAGTTCCTAATTAAATGGGAGGAGGGTCATCAGCCTGAATTTATTACAAACGGGACAGTTGTCCCCGCATCGATACTAAGTTGGGCTGACTGCAACGCACTGATGCAGACACCTGCTTGGAGCGAACCTATACCACCAATAGAAGAGTAGTATGTCAAGCAACTACCGTTCCATATTAAACGCACAGGGCTCGTCCTTTGCATCAACCAACTCATTCACCTTTGATGGGCAATTTGACTATGTAGGAATAGGCACATCAAGTTTAGGTATAACGACTGCTATTAGTGTTAGTGCTTGGGTTAAAATACCAACAACAAACACAGGAGGCGGTGGTACTAATATTCAAGTTATTGCTTGTGAAGATACAACGTCAAGTGGGCAAAGAAATTGGAATATGTTTTGGAGGGGTACAGGGTCTAATTATTTTGCTTTTGTGATACACCATACAAATCTTTCTTCCTCATCAGTAAAAAGTACGGGCATAATTCCTAATGATGGACAATGGCATAATCTAGTAGGAACATTTGACGGAACGACCAATGCAAATGGTTTAAAGCTATATATTGACGGGAATTTAAATGTTCAAGGTACGGCAGGAAGCACAGGAATTAATTCGTTTACAAGCTCAGAACCGAACATTGGTAGAATAACAAATCAAAATGTATGGAATTTTGAAGGCAATATAGATGAGGTCGCAGTATGGAATTCAAAAATAAACATTTCAGATGTTTGGGATGGTAGTGGAGTGCCATTTGACATTTCATCAAGCAATCCTATATCATGGTGGCGAATGGGGGAACAAGCTAACTATACAGGCAGAAATTGGGACTTGATAGACCAAGGTAGCGGAGGCAATGATGGGTTCTCAAACACTTTCCCTGCACCACCCGCACAACCATCTACTGACGTGCCAACATAAAAATTATTATCTTTGTATAAAATAAAAGACAATGCCAACAATTCCAAGTAACGAACAGTTTGTAGGGATAGCATCCACACAAGACTTAACAGAGAGAGGTTCTTCTCAGACTAACAGTGCAAGAACGATATACACATACGCTGACTTTCAGTCGGGGGCACAGAGTGCTACAGCCGTGACAGGTGTAGAGGTGTCATTCACAGAGAACGAGATATACAACAAATCAGCCTCAGCAGGAACAGGGAACATCACCAACGACCTTACGGGTGCTCAGTTGGGAATCGTTCAGAAGCTTTACCACTTAGAGGGTTCAGCACCGACAGTCCCTGCGGGATGGGTCCTTATGGGCTCAGGTACATACAGCACAACAGCCCTTAATGTAATCTATGCCGAGTGGTGTGGTGGCACGAGAGTTGAGTATTGGATTGTACAGCCTGCGTAATGTCAAGCAACTACCGTTCCATATTAAACGTACAAGGCTCATCCTTTGAGAACGTAAACTCATTCATCTTTGATGGGAATATTGACTATATAGATTGTGGCGATAATGATAATTTAAGCTTTGGTAATGGGGCAACGGATTCTGCTTTCTCTATTTCTTTTTGGGTTAATTTAAATAGTTTAAGCGGTAATAATAATGTTTTTATAGGAAAAGATAGTGGTTCGCCTAATAGAGAATATGCTGTTGGAATGTTCAGCAATAGTAACAAAGTAAGGTTTTTTATAAAAGACAACGGTGGTAATAGTCAACAAAGTATAGATTCCACAACAAACTTAACTACAACAAATTGGTTTCATATAGTTACTACATATAGCGGTGTTGGAGGTAGTAATGCCGCTGATGGAATGAAAATTTATATAAATGGAAATTTAGAAACATCTACTAACATCATTAAGCAATCGTATACTGCAATGAAAAATACAAGTGCTTTGCTTACCATAGGTAAAATTGATTCTTCACCATCACAAATAAGCGGATTGATTGACGAAACAGCTATTTTCACAACAGAACTCTCACAAGGCGACATAGATACAATTTACAATAACGGTGTTCCTAATGACCTCAGCTCATTTAATCCTATATCATGGTGGCGAATGGGAGAGGCTGCTACATATGCAGGAGGAGCATGGACATTAACTGACCAAGGTAGCGGAGGCAATAATGGGTTCTCAGACACTTTACCACCTTCAGCACTATCTACAGATGTCCCAACGTGATAACAACTCTCATCAGAATATATTAGCTGTACTCTACTATGCGTCAGGGTACTTCGCAGCGTGTACAATGTTCTACGCCCCTGAGCTATGGGTGAAGTCAGTAGGTGCTATGATACTTTTATACATCTCATATATGCTCATCGAGCAGTTCGGATAAGTATTTATACATATAAAAAAATAATACTATCTTTGTAGATATAATAAAAGATAGAGATGGCTTACCAAAAATTACAAGCAAGTAGAGCATTAGAAGTAATACCAAGTGATACTGTAGATATTCCAAATCCCGCAATGTTAATTATCAATAGCACCACTACAGGTGCATCTGCAGGAAAGCTTATAGATTCCGCAGGAGACTTTATTAATAAAGGAGTGAAAGTTGGTGATATTGTTTATGGATATGCCACATCTGCTGTGGCAGCAACAGTTACAGCAGTAGATAGTGCAACTCAACTAAGCGTTAGTACAGCAGTAGCCACTACAACAGCATACAAGATATTCAGTGATGAGACACATAACAATGGGTGTGTCCTTTATGTTGGAGCAGCAGGAGATTTAAAGGTTACTACGGCAGGTGGTGATGATGTTACATTTACAGGAATACTTGCGGGAAGTTTTATTCCCGTTCAGGTTTTAAAGGTATTTGCAACCCCGACACCTGCGGCAGATATCATTGCACTTTGGTAAGATTTTACAGCACTTCATCTCACAATATAAATGTAAGATATAAAATAACAAATGGGACTCAGCGAAGACACGAAGATAAATCTATCACCACGAAACTTTATATTCATAATCGGTCTTGTAGCTACGTTTGTTAGTATGTACTTCAAGCTTCATGCTGAGGTTGAAGATGCTAAGTTACTTCCTCCAAGAGACACTCAGGTTGATGCCGCAATAATAAAGACCTCAAGTGAGATTGAGTTTATTAAGTCAGAGATAAAACATATCAAGGGACAGCTAAATACAATGGAAGAGCGTCTCTATAAACTTCAATAATTATGATTTGTAAATGCTGTAGACAGCCGTTACCATCTAAGTCAAAGTACCTATGGATATTTGACAATGGACACGGTGGAATAATTGATGGTGTATATCAGACACCGGGGAAACGTAGTCCTATATGGTCAGATGGCTCTCAGCTTTTTGAGGGAGAGTTTAATAGGGCTATTGTAGATAGGCTTGTTGACTACTGTAAGATTAAGAACATTGATTATGTGAATCTTGTAGACACACAGGAGGACGTTCCTTTATCGGAGAGAACAAAGAAAGCCAATGAGATATATCGAGAGTCAGAGAAGCCCTGTATATATGTAAGCGTTCACGCAAATGGATACTCAAGCGAGTCGGCAAATGGATGGGAGGTGTATACCTCTGAGGGTGAGACCAAGTCTGACGACATTGCTACGGTATTATTCAACGAGGCAGATAGAGAGTTTCCTAACTACACGATGCGTAAGGACACATACTCTGATGGAGACGTTGACAAGGAGGCGAACTTCTATGTGCTGATACACACAGCCATGCCTGCGATACTGTCTGAGAACTTCTTTATGACAAACCAAAGAGACTGTAATCTTCTTATGAGCGAGAGCGGTAGAGACAGGATTGCCAAGATACATATTGAAATGATAAATAAAATAGAAAGCGAATGAAACCAATTTGGATGAAGCTGTTCGGAAAAGGAACAGATGTAGCCGATAAATTAGGCGGCTTAGTAGATAGGTTCGTAAGAACCAAAGATGAGAAGGCAGAGTTTGAGAAGGATATGGAGAATATCTTTATTCAGGCAGAGGCAGATATGCAGAAGAATGTCACCGAGAGATGGCGTACAGATATGCGTTCAGACTCTTGGCTGTCTAAGAATGTTAGACCTATGGTCCTAATATTTTTAATTGTTAACACCATGCTGTTGATATTTATAGATGCAGGGATGATAAGCTTTAAGGTAGAGGGTAATTGGGTGGACCTATTACAGCTTATTCTACTTACTGTTATCACGGCATACTTTGGCGGAAGAACGTGGGAGAAAACAAGAAAGAAATAATTCCTATCTTTGTGTAAAATATAATACAATGAAATTAAATGAGAACGAGTTAATACTTCTGCAGGGACTGCACGAAGATTTTAACAAGGCTAAGGTGTCTTTAGCTGATGTAGAGCTACAGAAGCATTCAATACTTAAAGGTATTGAGAACCTAAAGGAGCACTTCGCTAAACACGAAAAAGAACTAATAGAAAAATACGGAGCGGATTCTGTAATTAATATTCAGACAGGAGAGGTAACGGAGAAAAAAGAATAAGATGTCAAAGATAAGTACATACAACAATGCAAGTCCGGTAACACTATCGGACAAATTAATAGGAACCTCAGTAGGAGCGACACCCGCTAATGCAACTAAGAACTTCTTAGTTAGCGACCTGTTGGCTTTGTTTGAGGGGAATATAACATTGGAGGATGCACTTCTCGCAGGCAACACCTCAACGACAGCGATGATTCTTGGAGGCTCTTTAAGAATCAATTCAGGACTTCTTGATGCAGCCGGAGGGTTGGGAACAAGCGGACAGTCTCTCCTATCTACAGGAGCAGCAGTCTCTTGGGGAGACCCGTCAGTTGGAAAGCTTTCTCTTCCTGTAAGATATGCTGAGGCGGTAGCTAAAGGAGACCCATTATATATATCAGGATACAACGTAGGTCAGTCAAGATTAGAGGTGTCAAAAGCAGACTCAGCGTCAGCAGCAACGATGCCCGCAATAGGTCTTGCAGACGCAGCATATTCGTTAAATGATAATGGAACAGCAGCGTCTATAGGGACATTAACAGACATAGACCTATCATCGTTAGTTCCTGCACCAAGCGTAGGGGATGTATTATATATCGCATCAGGAGGAGGTCTTACTAAGACAGCTCCAACAGGAACAGCACTTATTCAGAACGTAGGAATAGTGTCAAGAAACTCAGGAGCGAATGGGATAATTGAGGTTACTGCAATAGGTAGAGCCAACGCTCTCCCTAACATCACACCATCAAGTGTTTTGTTTGGAGGGACTGCAGGTCAAGCATCAGAGAGCATTCGGTTAACATACACCGAGCAGGACATAGCCCAAGGAGCAGCAACCTTTGCGGGGAAGACAGAGATATCCACAGGGCTTTTTAAACTGCCACAGCTAAGAACATTTGCTGACAATGCAGCGGCATTAGCAGGAGACCTTCTTGTTAATGATGTGTACAAGACAGCAGCAGGAGAGCTTAGAATCGTAGTTTAATGGACATTAGGAAGATATCTATAGGACCCGACTACAAAAGTAGTGCCATGCATTACATCGTGGGTCAGGAGATATTAGGGTCTAAGTACAAAATACATCTAATAAAATTTTATCCTGAGAATGAGTCTATTAAGATATGGATTCAGCAGGAGGACGAGGTGATGCTTTGGAAGGAGTTCACCCGAACAATGCCAATTTCAATTGAATACAATATAAATTTTTAAATGCAATCACCGTTTTACTTTATAACAAAATCAAAGAACGGCAAGCGATACAACAACACAAAACAGATAGGGGGAATTGACTTTATTACAAGCACCTCTGAGGAGGACCACAAGTCCTCTAGTCGCTATGCTACAGTCATTGAGACACCAATAGGATATACAGGACCAATCGAGGTTGGTGACACGCTGTTGGTGCACCACAACGTATTTAAGTTTTACAACGACATGAAGGGAAGGAGGCAGAGTGGAAAGAGCTTCTTTAAAGACGACCTGTTCTTTATAGATGAGGAGCAGTTCTTTATGTATAAACACAATGGTGAGTGGAACTCATACGATAGGTACTGCTTTGTTAAGCCAATTCCTGCAGAGGACTCCTATATGTTTAAGCCGTTCTCCGAAGAGCCATTGATGGGAGAGATGGTGTATCCCAATGAATATCTAAAGTCAAAGGGCATTAAGTCAGGAGACACTATATGCTTTAAGCCTGACAGCGAGTATGAGTTTGATGTTGATGGAGAGAAGCTTTATCGTATGTATGACCATCAGGTAACAATAAAACTATAATGGACACAAAAGATATTAAACTAAGAATAATACAGGCGGGTATGCAGGCGGTTGAGCAGCTTATAAAGGTTGCTAAGGAGGACATTATAAAGCCTGACCCTGACGATGAGCTAGCTGCGGATAGATTAAAGAATGCTGCTGCTACAAAAAAGTTAGCTATATTTGATGCATTCGAGATACTCTCAAAGATAGAGGGTGAGAAACAGAACATAGATGTCTCAGAACGTGGGGCGACAAAGATAGATACAAAACAAGGATTTGCAGAGAGAAGGTCAAAATAACTTATACAGTGTTCTAAAGGATTACATACCATCAAAGGTGGTAAAGAATAAGAACAGGGTAAAGAGTTGGACCTATGGATATAATGACAAGTACGATGCTGTAGTAATATCCAAGTCGGGACAGATAGGAGATGTTGTAAGCATCAATGGCTTACGGATAGCGTTACCTATTACCCCTGATAAAACATCAAAAGGAAAAGACTATTGGGAGCGTGAGGAGATTCCAAAAGAGCTTGATAAGATTCAGTCTATATTCCAATGGAATGATATGCCCTCAGCGTTTAAGAACAGGTGGGTGGATTATATCGAGGAGGAGTTTGATAGAAGGGAGGAGGGCTATTGGTTTATAAATAATGGTACTCAAACATATATAACAGGAGCACACTATATGTATCTACAGTGGACCAATATTGATGTTGGATACCCTGACTTTAGGGAGGCTAATAGGATACTGTATATATATTGGGAGGCTTGCAAGGCAGACAAGAGATGCTTTGGACTAGACTACCTAAAGATTAGGCGTTCAGGGTTCTCGTTTATGTCCTCCTCGGAGTGTGTAAACACAGGGACGCTTGTAAGGGATTCAAGGGTAGGCATACTATCAAAGACGGGTAGCGATGCTAAGAAGATGTTTACCGACAAGGTTGTACCGATATCTCAGCGTCTACCATTCTTCTTCAAGCCCATACAGGACGGTATGGATAAGCCGAAGACCGAGCTTGCGTTTAGGATTCCGGCATCAAAGATTACAAAAAAGAATATGTCCACCATTGACGACATGGATATGGAGGGGCTTGACACCACAATAGATTGGAAGAACACAGACGACAATAGCTATGACGGTGAGAAGCTGTTGCTATTGGTACATGACGAGAGTGGTAAGTGGCTGAAGCCTAACAATATACTAAACAATTGGCGTGTTACAAAGACGTGTCTTAGGTTGGGTAGCAAGATTATAGGTAAGTGCATGATGGGCTCAACCTCAAACGCATTGAATAAGGGAGGGGAGGAGTTTAAGAAGTTATACAATGACTCTAATCCGATAAAGAGAAACGCTAACGGTCAGACCAAGAGCGGGTTATATAATTTGTTTATTCCTATGGAATGGAACATGGAGGGTTTTATTGATAGGTATGGAATGCCTGTACTAAGAAAACCTACTAAGCCGATACTTGGTGTGGACGGGGAGATGATTGATAACGGGGCTATTGACTATTGGGAGGCTGAGGTTGATTCATTGAAGAACGACCCTGATGCCTTGAATGAGTTCTATCGTCAGTTCCCACGTACAGAGTCTCATGCCTTCAGGGATGAGAGCAAGCAGTCACTCTTTAATCTAACAAAGATATATCAGCAGATAGACTATAACGACTCACTAATAAGAGAGCATCACCTAACACGGGGTAGCTTTCATTGGAAGGACGGTATAAAGGACAGTAAGGTGATATGGAGTCCTGACA